GTATTAGGATTTTTTTTAAAAAGAGGGTTTGGTGAAGAGGCTGCTCGTAGCACAGGAATTGTCTTACTAAATCAAGCAAAGGTAGATAATGTCAATGTTTTTGAATTATTAGATAAACTTAAAACTTTAACTGATACCCAACTAAGCCAAGTAATTACAGAAGTATTAAATTACTATAGAGTTCAAACTAGTGTATTAGGATTTAAGAAAAATCTTAATAATGATAGTTTTGAAAGTCGTAATATATTACTATGAGTAAATTTGCTAAAGGTAAATTTACTCCCAAATTCCCAGAAAAATATGTAGGTATAAAAAGTCCCACGTATCGTAGCAGTTGGGAATTCGCTTTTATGAATTTTTGTGATAGTCATCCTAGCATACAAAAATGGGCTAGCGAAGCGGTAAAAATACCTTACAAAAATCCTCTAACACAAAAGGTCACAGTATATGTGCCAGATTTTTTTATTCAATATATGGATAAGAAAGGAAAAATGATTTCAGAGATTATTGAAATAAAGCCGCAAAACCAACAACTTTTAGAAAAAGTAGGGCGTAATAGTGCTAGGCAAGCACAATTTGTTGTTAATCAACATAAATGGGCTGCAGCCACAGCATGGTGCAAGAATCAAGGTTTAAATTTTCGTGTATTAAATGAGACAGATATATTCCACCAAGGTGGAGCAAGATAAATACTTTATGACTAAAAAGCTAGAAGAAGTATTAAATTTACCTGAAAATAAAAAGATCATTAAAGAAGAATCAAAGGTTAAAGAAAAACCTGAGGCTTTTTTAAGAGATATGGAAGAATTTGACAAAATTACAGCAGCATTACCTCAAGTTAAAGGCCTAGGCGATATAAGTGATAAAGAATTTGATGCTTTAGCTGATCGTGCTACTAACGCCTATGATGATCTTATGGACTTAGGCATGAATGTGGAAGCTCGTTACAGCGGTCGTATTTTTGAAGTCGCTGGCACTATGCTTAAAAATGCCATCGATGCCAAAGCCGCCAAGATTGATAAAAAACTCAAAATGATTGAATTACAGTTAAAAAAGCAAAAGATTGATCAAGAAGCTAATTCAGATAATACCAAAGGATTAGATATCCCAGGTAATGGGTATATTATAGCCGATAGAAATAGTCTGTTAGAAAAACTTAAAAATATTAAATAAATATAGCATACTGGAAAGACTATGAGCACATTTAAGGAATACCTAATAGAAAGCATTAAAACCTATGAATTCAAGGTTAAAATTGCAGGCGACGTTGACGATAAAATTGAAGAGAACATGAAAATGGTTCTTTCTAAGTTTGAATGTACTACTGTAACTAAAACCATGCGTACTCCGATTGCCGAATCTCCAATGGATTTTCCTGAACTCAAACATGTACACGTTAATCTTTATGATGTTACTTGTGGCTATCCAGTAACCAGTCATGAATTAGCAATTTATTTGTCAGAAAAATTAAAAATTAATCCTATTCACTTAAGAGTTAGAACTTTAAGAGAGCAAGCAGATATGGAAGACAACATTGATATGTATAGTGGAATAGGCGCCAAGGGCGAAGCTATACTAAACATGCCTTATGAGAAGTCAAATTTTCAAGCAATGGCTGGTGAAAAGGCCAAATTAAGCTTTATAAAAAGTTTAGGTAAAGATCGTCATAGAGGTGAACAATATAAAGGCGTCAATGATCAATTATTGGCTAAACATGCGCCTACAGAAAAAGCACATAACATGGAACAATCACAATTCTTAAAGAGTGTTCTAGGTTCAATCAACAGGACAGAATAATGGATTTCAAAAAATTACTACAAACCATATCAGATTTGGATCAAAACAAGCAGATTTTAAAGGAGTCCAATCAGCCTGTTGAAGAATGTGGCATTATGCCATCAATTGGTGGGATGGGCATGATGGGCGGTGCTAATCGTCCTCCTATTACAATGAATGTTAGTATGAATGCTTCGGGTCCAGAAGGCATTCGTGACTTGTTGAATGTTTTACAAGGTCGTGGTGATGATGCCCCTTCAGGAGACCCAATCAGTAGTCCAGCAGGTGCTATAATTGCAGTTTCAGAGCCTGAACATGATAGAGATGATGATTCCTCTGACATGGGTGATATGTTAGACATGGGCCATGATGATGAAGAAGATGCTGATGAATTAGAACTAGAATTAGATGAATATTCTAATAGTCCTGATGAGGAATATGCTGGTATGGCAGCAGCAGTGCCAAGTGGTGATGATTTACATAAATCTAAACAGTCCTTCAAGCATAATTATCGTGGCGGCGATAATCCAATGAATATGCAGCATGAATCCTTAAAATATAAGTTAAAAAATTTATATACCGAAGTTAAAGGAAGATAATGGGCAAGTCTTTAGACGGTGTACTTACTAAGAAAGCCTATAAGAAAGAAAAGTATACCGAAGAGCAGGTAGAGGATCTCTTAAAATGTAGTGATCCTGACGTTGGATACTTACATTTTTGCACTAAATTCTTTTATATTCAACACCCAGTACAGGGTAAGTTATTATTTCAGCCTTTTGACTATCAAGTAAGACTCTTACACGCATATCATAATCATAGATTTACTGTAAACATGTTGCCTAGACAGATGGGCAAGACCACCTGTGCGAGTGGATACTTACTTTGGTATGCAATGTTTCACCCAGATCAAACCATACTAATTTCTGCTCATAAACAAGCAGGGGCATCAGAGATCATGCAGCGTATTCGTTATGCATATGAGCTTTGTCCTGACTTTATTCGTTCTGGTGTAATCAATTACAACAAAGGTAGTGTGGAATTTGACAATGGTTCACGTATTGTGTCCACAACTACTACAGGCAATACTGGTCGTGGTATGAGTATATCTCTATTATACTGTGATGAGTTCGCTTTTGTGCCTCTTAATATGGCTGATGAATTTTGGACATCAATTTCTCCCACACTAGCAACTGGTGGTAAGGCAATTATTACTAGTACACCTAACTCCGATGAAGATCAGTTTAGTATTATCTGGCATCAGGCTAACAAAACTTCAGACGAGTACGGCAATCAGAAAGAGATAGGTGCTAATGGATTCAAAGCCTATAGAGCATACTGGACAGAGCATCCTGACCGTGATGAAACCTGGGCTACAGAACAACGAGCTAGTCTAGGTGAAGAAAGATTTAGACGAGAAATGGACTGTATAAGTGGAGATTCGATCATAACCATTAAAATGCCAAATGGAAAAATTCAGAATATTAGTATTAATGATCTTAAAAAAATGTTGAGTTAGTAGTTTTTGACGAAACAAATAAATAAAAGTATGAAAACTCACAAACACCACATTATTCCTAAACATGCAGGTGGAACTGACGATCCGAGTAATATTGTAGAATTGTCTGTTGATGACCACGCAGAAGCACATCGCAAGTTATACGAAGAATATGGCAAAATCCAGGATAAAGTAGCATGGTTTGGATTGTCGAAATTAGCATCACATGCAGAATTAATGTATATGTTACATTCCGAAAGAATGAAAGGGAAAAATAATCCTATGTACGGGAAGCCAGCACCCAACAAAGGTATTAAGCGACCCGGAGTTGGGGGTAGAAAAAAAGGTACTAAATGGTCAGAGTTGGAAAGAAAAACTCAAGAACAAATTAGATCTAAACCTGGTTATTATGATTATACAAAAGATCAAGCACGCAGGAAAAAAATTAGTGAAGCAAATAAAGGTCGTAAAGGATCGTCCAAAGGAAAAACTTGGTTTAACAACGGTGATGTGGAAAAATATTGTTTTGAATGTCCAGATGGTTTTACTAAAGGTCGCAAACCAAAAAAAAGTACAAAACAAGGTTTATTGTGGTTTAATAACGGAACGATAAACAAACAATTTAAATTAAACTTACAACCAGAAGGATTCGTTCGTGGAAGAATTATTAAAAAATAAATTAGGTATTAAAGTATTAACTGATACTGGTTGGAGTAATTTTGATGGATTGTTATGTCGTGGTAACAAAGAAACAGTAACAATTAAAACAACCAAGTCAGAAATTGTGTGTACGCTTACGCATGAATTTTATTTGGATGTAATGACTAAAGTAAAAGCATCCTTATTAAATCCTGGAGATAAAATTCAAAGTAAAACAGGTATTCAAAAAGTAGTTTCAATCAAACTCAATGATACTTCAGAAGTATATGATCTATTAAATGTTGAAAATAATCACAGATTTTATGCAAATGGTTTGTTAGTTTCTAATTGCGAATTCATCATCAACGATGAAACATTGATTAGCAGTCTGCATCTGGTAAACATGAAAAGTTCAGAAGTTATATTTAAGACTGGACAGGTGCGTTGGTTTAAAAAGCCAGATCCAACACAGTTATATGCCATTGGCCTGGATCCTAGTCTGGGCACAGGTTCAGATCCAGCAGCCATACAGATCATAGAAGTTCCTAGCTGCATACAAATAGGTGAATGGACACATAATAAAACACCAGTTCAGAAACAAGTTAAAATTCTCCAAGAAATAACTCATTATCTAGTAGACCAAGGAATTTCAGAAAATAGCATTTACTATAGCGTAGAAAACAATACTTTAGGTGAGGCAGCATTAGTAGCAATTAATGAGATAGGCGAAGAGAATTTTAAAGGAACCTTCTTATCAGAAAGAGGACGTAAGTATCGTAAGGGATTTACAACAACCCATACTAGTAAGTTAGCAGCCTGTAGTAAGTTCAAACATCTGATTGAACATAACAAATTCACAGTAAACAGCTCAAATTTACTAACAGAACTAAAGAATTTCATTGCATCAGGGGTAAGTTACAAAGCTAAAATAGGCACTACTGACGACTTAGTTATGTCTACCCTGTTATGTATTAGAATGATACAATCCATGCAAAATTTTGAAAGTAAAGTAGATTTAGAAATGCGTGAAAACTTTGGTGAGGATTATATCATGCCTTTCCCCTTTATAATGACGACAGGCTAAATATCTAAATGAAAGCCATTGAAAAAATATCCCAAGAACTGTTTGACGATCTAAGAAACCCATTTGTACAAAATCTTAGCATGGGTGATGCAGAATCATTAGCTGTTACAGAGCCTGAAGATGCCCGCAAATTTGCATTTAACTTTACTATTGGTAAAATAGTATTAGGTACTGTACAAATTACACTAAACAGTAACGATCAAAGTTTAGAAGTTATGTTTGATCATGATCTTTTAGATAAAATAGAAAAAACAGAAACTCCAGAAGCCCAGGCCAGAGCCAAACGAGTTTGGTTTAGATTTTTAAGAAGAATGCGTAAGTTTGCTACTACTAATAACTTAATGACATTTAACATCAATAACGATACCCAGGACCACATGAATAAGAAGGATGCAGAAATGTATAGTGTAGATGAACTTAAAGAAGGCAAGATGTCCAAGCTCGCTGGCAGTACCAAGAGCAGCTATCAGAGAGTGGGCGAAAACAGAATTATTATCAGACATGTGGGTCCCATAGACGAAGAAAAAATGGGCAGCAGAACTCGTAACATCAAAGCTATCTATATTGAAAATGCTTCAGGTGAAAGATTCCTAGTAAAAGAAAACAGTCTGATTGGTGCTAGAATTTTAGCACACCATATGAGTGCAGGTGGTAACTTAATGGATGATTTCAGTAATCATTTATACACCATGATCAGAGAAATGCGTGACCTAAAGAGTTTTGTTTTAGGAAGCCGCAATAAAGTATTTGAAAGCGACGATGCAAATCAGATGGTTTCAGCAGCCACAGAGTATTACAAGGCATTGCGTGAAACAGTTCGTAGTTTAAGCACAGGTCGTGGTTATGCTCGTTATCTAGAAAGTTTTGATCCTAAGATAGACGAGACCAATATTGATGCTGAAGCTCTAAAGGAAAAGTTTGTTATTCGTACCTTTAATGAAAAGTTTGAAGCAGCATTGCCACATATTGCTAAAGCCTATCAGAAGAAAATCCTGGAACAGAATGCATTATATGGTTCAGCACAAAACTATATTGATGGTGAAACAAAGTTTGGATTAACTGAGTCAGATGTAGAGCTTTACAAGAGCATGAAGTTTGAATCTGGTCATGCACTAAGCAAGAAGGTACTGGAACATATTGCTTCATTATTACAAGGCACTGATTCCAAACTATCAGAATTTGCTTTACATAGTGCTGAAAAGTTTAGTACTATTACAGAAGCACCAGAGTCACAGACCTGGTTGCATCAGGAACTGGCCATGAATCTAGTCAAAGGTTTTGTTGCTGAAATGAACAACCTTAATGAAAAGCCTCTGAATCCCTATGCCATAGGCATGGCTCAGGCCATGAAGTCCACTGGCGATGAACCGCCCCTGAAGAAAAGTACAATTAAAAAGGCACATCATATTGCTGATGTAATTAACAAAGAGCAAGGTGTGGCGGAAGGTCGTATAGATGAAGGTGTTATAGATTCATTAACAGGAGTTGCTGATAAGATTAAAGCAATGCCCGGAATTCAGAAATTTATTCAAGCTGCACAAGCAAAAAAGAATGAACTTATCCAGGCCGCACAAAACAGTCGCACAGGCGCTGACTTGGTTAAAAACATTCAGGCCGTAATGGGTGGACAACAAGCGGTTGCCGAAGATTGGGGTGGCAAACTAAAGGGTGGTTTTGTCGCAAGTGCAGGCGGCAGTTTAATGGCTGCTGGTGCAGAGTTATTCATGCGAACATGGTTTGCAATGGGTAAACCAGACCTAACACAAATGATGAATGATCCAAGTAGAGATGGACGAATCGTGTTAGCACTAGTATCAATGCTGGTATTAGTGGGGGCACTATCTCTTTTTGGTGGTGGTTATATGTTTAAGCAAGGCTTAGAAAAAGATTCACAACCTAAAGGAAAGTTACCAGAACAAGGTGTGGCGGAAGGCTCGTCCGATAATAATGCGGTCATATATGACAATGGCTATGTAAAAATTGATGGCAAGATGTATAAAGCAAAAAGAATGAATCATGAAAGTGGTCTTGGTATTGTCATCCAGACCCCAACTAAAATGTATTTTTCTCCGATAGAAAATGAATATGAAATGCCGTCAGTCACTATACATAGAGCATTAAAAATGGGCGGATTAAATCCAGTTTTCAATGAAGGTGTGGCAGAAGAAGTTATGGTCGAAATCAGCAGTAATACTTTAAAGAGTTATCAACAAAAAGTAAGCAACGATGCAATGAAACACAAAATGGATCCTACTAAGCGTAGTCCAGAAAAGGCAAATAGGAGTATTAGTGGATTTTCCAAAGCACAGAAGCGTTTAGAAAAAGGT